CCAGGTGACTAGCGTGAAACAAAGTATCGCTTCAGGATGGCGCGGTTTAGCTGGAGGTGTCCACGCCAACGCGGACAGCACTGGCGTCCCATCGGCCACTTGTAATACCAAATTCGTCTATGATGGTTCTGATTACACACGGTTTCGCAAGCAGATGGCGATAAATCGTAACTACAATGACGCTGGATTTGGTGGCGCCAATAATGCGGCACAGTCTGCCATTCGCGCGGTTCGGAGGTAGTGAAGCCGAGCGTGGTGTAGCCGTTCATACAGTATTATGAAATGACAATGACAATGACATTGAAATGACAATGAAATGACAATAATATATCATAATATACTAATATACCCCCCATCGCAATTATGACACACCGCACAATCAATATGCCAGAGCAATTTAGCCCATCTGCGGGTGATACCTTATTCGCGATGAATCGCGCATCCTATTTACGCACCGCAGGCGCGGTTGGCGCGGATGACGTGAAATACAATGCGATTCTGAATAAAAAGACGAAAATATATAATTCCACGGATTCATCTTCGTATATCCAATCTCGCCGTATTCATTCCATCGGAATCAGTTCTACGCGCGCGCCTTTAGGCGATACGCTTACATTTAAAAGCCCCGTTCTTCAAGTCCAAAAAGACGCGCTTCGCCGATGCCGTTCGGGCGGATGTGTTGCGCCAGCCAAGAAAGGGGCGAATCACTCGTTCCATTCCGGGCGCTAAATCGTATAGGCATAATAATTTAGGATAATCTTTTTTTATTAAATTATTGTATAACACGCGCACTACGTAATGTTGAATAAGTATTTGGTTGAGTTCCTTGGAAGTGTATTCTTCCTTTATGTCATTATCGCGACTGGCAATGCCATCGCCATAGGTGCTGCTTTAGCCATCGCGATTATGCTCGGTGGACACATCTCCGGAGGTCACTTCAACTCAGCGGTCACTGTAATGATGGCTGCTGCTGGAAAGATTCCGATGACGGACGTTCTTCCATACATCCTCGCACAGATTGCTGGTGGTCTCGTCGCCCTTGAGCTCCACAAGCGTGTCCGCTTTTAGACCATTGCGCGAAGAATATAAAATTGCTATATTATAATAGAATAGTATAACAATTATAATGCCGAGTATATCTAGCATAACAAAACAATATGCGGGAGGTTTACGACAACAACAGAAAGGGGGTCAGGGTGGTGGTGTATTAGGTTTTTTAGGGATGGGTGGTGAAAACAAAGATGAACCAAAAAATGTAACAGTGGACGACCCGATTCTTTCAAAACCGAAAAAAGAGGCCGATGCCGCCGAGGCCGAGGCCGATGCCGCCGCGGAACCGTCTTTTGTGGATAATGCTTTAAGTGCCATAGGTTTAGGTAAAAAGTCGGAAGACGAGGCTTCGGGCGAGTCCAATGCGCCCGAACAGCCTGCGCCCGAACAGCCTGCTCCTACTCCTGCTCCTGCGCCTGCGCCTGCGCCTGCGGTCGAACCTGCGCCTGCGCCTGCGCCTACTCCCGAACCACCTGCGCCTGCGGCTGGTGGTAATGAATCTATGATCGATAAACTAAAAGGCGCATTCGGAATGGGGGGTGAACCCGCAAAAGACGACGCAATCAGCGCCGAGAGCAGCGACGCGAGCAGTGCGGAGAGCAGCGATGACGAAGAGGATAATGGTGTTGATTTTGAAAAATTCGCAGAAGAAATCCAGACGCTTCGCAATAAATATCAACAATTAAAAGAAGAAAATAAACAATTAAAGTCGGCGAAGAAGACAGAACCCGTTCAGGCTGATACCAGCGAATTTTCCAAGATGATTGCGTCATTTTTTGCGATTAAAGGTTCCGTCGCACAGTTACAGCTTTCATTGAAAAAACACGCAGACCAGAACGGATTTCCCGTAGATGGTTTAGGGTTGGACAATGAATCAGAATCAGAATCAGAATCAGAACCAGAATCAGAATCAGAATCAGAATCAGAACCTGAACCCGATATGAAAGAAGAATCATCGACTCCTCCTCCAAATACATCAACTGAAGAAGAAATTCCAGAAATACCCGTAAACGCGCCAGTGTCTGAAGTGCCAGTGTCAGAACCGGACGTGCCAGTGTCAGAACCGGAAGTGCCAGTGTCAGAACCGGAAGTGCCAGTGTCAGAACCGGAAGTGCCAGTGTCAGAACCGGAAGTGCCAGTGTCAGAACCGGAAGTGCCAGTGTCAGAAGCACCCGGCGCTCCACCCGCGACATCAAATTCCTTATTCAGTGGCGGGAAAAACCACTATGTCCAGAATATGAAAAATAATAAGACGCATCGTCACCATAAGCGACGCAATCGCCACCAGACGTTACGTTCGGTTATGAAATAAATTCTATGAATACACACGTATATTCTCGTGTCTATTCATATTTCACTTTCGGTTCTTACGATACAAAGTTCTATATAACAAATACAGCATAATCGCGGTTATTCCATAATAGTATGTCTGTGATAAAGTATCGCCGCGGATATCGGATTTGTCTTCTCCCCCAGTTCCACCGCTCGTCTCCATTAAAGTCGAGAGTCGCTGTATCAATTCGTCATATAGCGACGACGATTCCATTGGCGGAGCTTGCGACGCCGACGCCGCCGACATCGAAACGGGCTCTTTATAAAATGAACCAGCGTTTGCGTTATGTTTATCCATCACTTCTCGCGCATTTTGTTTCTCGACCCCGCCGCCGCTGCGCTCAAACCTCCCAAACGGTAATTTTGTTGTCATCGGTGACGATTTGTTGGTATTATAACTTAAAGGACTTCGGTGAGTGGTTTGATACGCGACCCCAGAAGATCCTGCTAGGCTTCCCATTTCGTATATACCAATGGATTCGCCGTGTTCAGAAACAAGCGAATATGTATATATATCTACTTTTTTTTCTTTATTGTCGCCCATTGCGTTAAACCCCTCGCCGCTATTACGACACGATTTTCCCGACGCGGGATTAACCTTATCAGGAAATTGGCACGGGTTCATTTCCACCATTTCAACCAGCGCAACGTGGCGTTTCTCATTCCGGCGAACATTATCATTATCCACAGTCTGTAATGTTATTTCGGAACAATCCGGATAGGTCCCTGCTGTGAAACCGTTGAATAATTGAACTGGACTCAACGCGCCTAAATTCCCGAGTGCGCCCGGAATAAGACCACGTAGGTCCTGAAATGTTCGACCGTCCGCACCACTCGCGATGAAGGGGATAGAACCGTCTGGGATATTATTCACATAAATCCATCGGTCTACGATTTTCTTTTCTTTGGCGCGCTCCTCGTCGCGTTTTTTCTTCTGGTCGTTCAGAGCGTTTTTCAATTTCGTGGCTTCATCCTCGGTTATTTGCTTGGCGCCTTCTTTATTGGTCACTTCTTTATAGGCGTTCTCCCACGCGGCGTCTTCATCGCGTTCTTTCTTCCACTGCGCGGCTGTCGTCTCGCTACACTTTCCAGTCGTTTTCAAGAAGAATTTATTACCGAGGGGTTTTCCAGTGACACTTGCGTCGCCTGTTCCTGAAATAAGAACTTCGACATACGAGAGAAGACCGTCTACATTATTGGCGAGTGCGCCGAGAGAAAACCCGGGCGACATTCCCATCTCGGAGGGTTGTTTTATACTTTTCCAGTAGTCATAGGACGGTCCTATCAATGACGACATTTGTTATTTATTTAATCTATCTTCGTTTCAGATACTACTTAATGGTGAGATTAAATAATGGCGGCTATTGTATCGTTATATTCAATTGCCCTCCCGGGGAAAGCGACGTATTCAAATCCTGGATTTGTTTTCCTAATTCCTGAAGCTTGTTTTCCGTTTGTTTGATTTCATCTTTCTGGTCTTTCACCGCGTCCACATATTTGGATAAGTCGTTTATTTTGCCCTTTAATTCAATATATTGCCCGCACTCGGTCGCACATGGTGTCTTCTTTTTATTTTCTGCGGCTTCTGTGTCTGCGCCGACGAACTTTCCGTCTGTCGTGGTCGTTTTGCCGTCCTTCGTCTTCGTCGTCGACGACGTCATTCCTTCCACCGCCTCGCGGAAAATGGCAGCATCCGACATATTCGTATTATTATCAGATAGTGGAAGAAAGAGATGCTTCCAGAAAGCGTGTGCGAATATTCTCTCGCCGTTGAATAATAATAATATCAATAATCCCGTGACAATCAATAATCCAGCCACGATAAATGCCTTGTATTTTACGATAGGGTGGGTCTCTGTATCATTTACAAATTGTAACACGTTTGACCTAAATACACCAGGGTGGGCGTCGTCGGCACCGCCATCCGAGTGTATGAAACTGTGAAATATCATCGCGTATGCCTTTACATTGTAATATATAATTTATTTATTTATTTATTATTTATTATTTATTTATTTGACTTTTCGGTCAATTTCTGGATGCCTTTCTGCATATTCTCAATCGTCTTGTGTTGTTTTTTGATGGTCTCATTATTTTCTTGAATATCCTTCTGTAATTTAGATGCGTTTTCAATCAAACCCGTCAACTTCTTTCGCAGGGCTTCTACCGCATTACAATCCTTGGGACAACTCTCGCTGTCTTCGGCGCCGTCGCCGCTCTTCGCGTCCTTATTCGCGTCGTCTTTATTCTCCATTCCTTCGCGCCCGCCGCCACCGCGTCGCAGTCGCATATTCTCGCGCACATTTAGATAAACACCCTTGACGACATTCCGAATGGTGATATCCAGTATCGCAATGACGCACCCAATCAATAGCAAAATCGTGAAGTTCGAGAGATTTTTCGTGTAAAACTGTATGTATTCCAGCATTATCTCTCGTTGTATATTGTATATGTTATAATTATTTGTCTAGGTTTATTTGTCTATGTTATGTATAATATACATAAAATACATCAATGAGTAAGAATTTCGTTTCATGGCCACTCAATTTTAGAACAATGAGGGTCGCAATCCGTTCCACCAAAGAATCCACCACCCGAAGCGTATTTCCCGGTTATACCCGACCCGCGGAGAACGGTCCGTCCACGGAAGGAAACCCACTAGACGATTTCGGCCGCGATACAAAGTGCTGCGAGTTTCCTCAAACAAAGAATGTTATCAAGCACAGCACCTTCAAACCGCGCCCCATCAAGCACTGGCGTAAGAGCCTGATGCCATCTTCTACGAATAAGTCACGTCCTACCATCGGGTTTATTGACCGTCCCGGCGGTATTATCTTTAGAGGAACCGCGTGTGGTTGTGATACACGTGTGGCGTCCAAACAAAACTACATCGTAGAAGATATCCCGCGCCCCTTTCTGCGCGAATGTATGCCTGATGAAATCGTACAGAATCCCGGTTATAAACAGGTGGGTGTTCCAGGTGCTGCGGGGTCTTATCAAATCAATACGGGAATCTATGAGACGAAGAATCTCTCGTTTAATCCGAAGAAGAGGATTGTTCGTAGCGGAAACACCAACGTGAGCCGCGCGTATCATACCAACTCGGCGTCCTATCTCCAGGCGAGATGCCGCACCTATCAACAGCAACAAACTTTCTCCAAGATGTCGGGGGCGGCGAACCAGTATGTCCTCGCGGATGGCACTCCTGCGAATCCGAGCGATTCCAAGACGGGGTCGCAGGTCTATTATTCCACGAATTGCGGGAATGCGGAGAGAATTTACGCTGACGCGGCAGACCGCGCCAAATGCCGGACAACCGTCATCCACAAGCCGAATAATGCGAAATACGGAGTTCAGGGGGCAGTATCTGCTGGGACGCGTCTCGAGAGATTGAAACTGGATACCATCACGAAAAATGGCGCGTCATTCAAGTCGGCGTATGGTGTTGCTGCGGGGAATGCGGGTCAATATCACGGCGACTCAATGGGCGCACCCTATTTCATCAAGAGCAAGATATTCAAACCGGATTGTAATTTGTATAATAGGGCGGTGAAGAGGCCGCATTTGAGGTGCTAGCGTAGCAGCGAAGCTGCGGAGTCGGCGAAGCGAAGCCGAGCGAAGCTGCGGAGCGGTGAAGCCGGTGAAGCCGAGCGTAGCAGCGGAGTCGGCGGAGCGCCGTGATTATCTCACGAATATATAGCCATATATACATTCGTGAACCAGAATGACAAATAATATAAAAACACGCCGCCGCCGACGCCACCGAGATACGACGCACCGCACCCGCCACGCACATAAGAAGAGCGACACACTCCGCACCGATAACTTCTACTTATGGGCGAATGAAAAATGGTTGAAGGATGTCCCAAAGACTCTTCCGAGAGAACTAAAATATATCCGCCCTTTAGACAACTTCAAACTGATACAGGATGACGTATACAAAAATGTGCTTACGATGGTGCGCGAGTATACGCGAACAAACACGCCGGCAGCGCGGCAAATGAAAAATATGTTCACATCGTTCCGCGATTTACACCCAGAACCGATTCTTCGGCATATCTCCGAGTTTTGTAAATTATACAGCGAACTCGTCCAGGAAAATAACATCTACAAGTTCCTCGGCGTCCTCAACCAAAATGAAATGATAAAGTGGGCGCTTCCCGTCGTCTGGAATGTGTACCCCGATGAATACACCCCCGGCAAATTATCCGCACATATTGGCGGGCCGTCGCTCTCTTTATACGATTACCGATTTTATTTAAATGACACACTTATTGAGAAACAAATGCGCGGGGTGCGTTTGAATGTAAGTCGCACTTCGGTGGTGCGCCAGCATCATACGCAGACAGGCGGCGGCGACGGCGACAGCGACAGCGACAGCGACAGCGGCCCAGAGACCAAAACTGTCGAATATATTAAATACAAGCGCACTATTACTGCTGCGTTTATGCGGTTTATCGACAATGTATTCACGAAATGCCTCGGCCGAGATTATGAGATTACCCACAATATCCGGGCGCAAGACGTCTATGACATAGAGTGTCTTGTTATGGCGCATATGAATAATATCGACATACGTTTTGATGATAGTTATGCGAATATGTATAATCACGCGAATCGTCCAGATAAGCCACCGCATCTCTCGAATAAAGGGACGAAGAAGACCAATGACAAACATAAGCAGCACTGTGACTGTGGGAGCAGCGACCCCGCCGCATATGACGACATAGACGAAGAACGGCTCAAAGCCCCGCATTACCGGCATAATATTCGGGGCGCAACCCGAATTCTTACGCGCGACGCAATATGCCTGACAGATATCGATTGGCGAGAGATGGCGAGATGGATTGGGTATCCCGATGCCAAATATTTCATCGCGAATCAAGTAGGGTATCTGAAATCCATAATGACGACCTTGAAAAAAGAATGGGCGTCGGACAAATGGAAGAGTTACTGGTATTTTATTTATATGCGCCAACTCATATGTTTCCACGACAAGTGGCGCGATATTTATCTGGACTTCAATGATACGCTCATCCGCGGGAAGGATACGCACTTTCCGAGAGAATACGTCCCTATCCTGGGGCTGGCGTATGCGTTTCCGAAGACAATGACGGAGGAATTCACCCGGCGCTTCAAAAACGAAGAAATGGTCGCGAAGGTGCGAGAGATTGGGCATACAGTTCTGGAATGTTTTAAAGAGCGTATCCAAAACAACGCGTGGATGTCCTCCGTCACCAAGAAGGGTGCGCTTAAAAAACTGAACACGATTACGATAAACGTGGGCGAAGCCAATCTCTCGGCGCCTGACCCTACAAACCTGGACTACGACCCGAAAGATGCGTGGGGCAATCTATTAAAGAGGAGCGTCCAGCGGACGGAATATATCGCGAGGCACTCGGCCTCGTCGTCGTCGCTGTCGCCGACCGACCTGGATATTATGAATTGGGGGACAATGAAACTCGTCGGATACCAATCGTTTGTTGTTAACGCATATTATACTCCGAATACCAATAGTATTTATATTCCCACCGCGTATATGCACAGTATGAACGTCCAATTCGGGCGCGGATATGAATACGACCTCGCATCGGTCGGGTTCACATTCGGTCACGAAATCTCTCACGCGCTTCATGTATCATCGCGTGTCTACAATCACCGGGGTATTATTAAAAACTGGTGGACACGCGACGACATCGCGACCTATGAACGCAAAATCGCCGCAATCCGGCGCCAGTATGAAGAAATCTCTCGGAAGGATGGTTTCGTCATCGACGGCAATCTCTCGCTCCCCGAAAATCTGGCCGACGTCACGGGGCTGGCGGTATGCGAAGATGCGCTCAACCGATTCCACGCCGCAAACGCCACCGCTGACCCTGGCGCATCCGATACGGCCAATGCGCAACTCCGCGCACTTTCATTCTACAATTTTTATACATACTACGCCATTCAGAATCGGCAGTATGCGAACCGGCGCGAAATCCTCGTCCAAGTCCTGACGAACCCCCATCTTAACCTAAAAATACGAACCAATGTTCCCTTAATGCGGAGTAAGACTTTTCGTGATGTCATTGAAATCAAGAAAGGCGATAAAATGTATAATGACGAGTTTGACACAGTGTTTTAGGCGCGTCTTTGCCTATTTTTTATTATTATTTGATTTGTTTTTGCCGGTGGATGAACTATTTTCCGACTTCGCGGCATTTGCTGCTGCTAACATGTAACCAGCTGCTTTCTGTGTTAAATATTGTGATGTTAATTTTGGCGTGTTATTTGGTTTTACTGGCATTGAATATACTACTATATATAACATATATTTAAGTCGATAATATTACATCATAACCGACTTAAATATATTGTCGTGTTTATATTTATCACCACAATACACTATTACGATGAGCGGTAAAATGATTTATAATCAGGATACGGGAATATATGAACCAGAAGAGGACCCACGTAAATATTGTACTGGTAGTATGAGATATAATCACAATTCTAACATATGGGAGACTAGGAATGACGACCCGCATAATATGTATGGTAGCAATTACATCTCAAATGCGTCTCAAACGATGAGATACGATAACAATACAATGACTTGGGTTCAAAAAACATCTTCTTCCAAAAAAAAGTAATTACGATATAAACTTATCCATATTATGTAATATATACAGTAACGTATTTTTATTGTAAATATTACCAGAGCATTAGATAAATGGGCGCAAATATATCAATGGATGTAAGCGCGGGTTTAGCGGCGGGCGCAGAGACCGCCAGCGCGCAGTCGTCGGCGTTTGAAGACAAGTTACGCCAAGAAGTTGTCCTTGTGCCAGAAGACCTCGCAGATATTTATATTGAGGCATCCGCCACCGCCGACACTACCGCCTCCGCTACGAGCATCGTCACTGGACGCACCCCCCCCCCGCAAAGGGA